GCTATTGGATAATACTAATAACAAAAGATTTGATGAAGCAACAAGATTTAGACTATCATATAATATGCTTCAAGGTGCAGCTAAATACAAATACTTCCGGCCTGCTATAAAGCACTACCTGTTATCAAATGTACAATCACGATTTGCTCATGTTCCAGCGTATGAATGGGAGATTGCTACATTCCTTCCTATGGCTGATTGGTCAGGTGCAAGTTCAGGCACGGTTTATAAAGATTCTAAAAGGAAGTACTAAATGGCGTACTCAGTAGATACATTTAAGTCAGAACTTCGCCAAGGCATTGCAATGAGCAATGTTTGGCGTGTATTACTACCCTCTCTTCCAGGGTCAAGTGGAAGACAACTTAATCTACTATGCAAAACCGCAAACATGCCCGGGAGACAAATACTAACGGCCGATCGTCAGTATGGCATGAAAATGCAAAAGGTTGCTTATGGATATGCTGTTGATGACGTATCATTATCGTTTCATCTATTAAATGATTACGGAGTAAAAAACTATTTTGATAACTGGGCAGCAATGGCTATTAATCAAGAGAATCAAGAAACATCATACAAAAAAGAATATTGTTTTGATGTAGTTATACAACAACTAAGAAAAGATGCGATATTAGATCTTGGCTTTAGCTTTAGCTTTGGACCAATTAATATTAGTGGTGATATCATAACACCAGATCAAATATCTTATACGTGCGTTTTAGAAGACGCATTCCCAACCTCCATGAACGCTCAAGAATTTACGAACGATCAAGGTGGGCAAAGCGAACTGAGTGTGCAACTATCATACTCAAATTGGAAATCTCGGTCAGGTGGTCCACTTGGATTCTTGGCTAATCTCATACGATAAATTGGAGTAAATTATGGCACTGCCAAAAATTAATTCGGCACCGAAATATACGATGACAATACCTTCCACTGGTAAGGAAGTTGGATTCAGACCATTTTTGGTTAAAGAAGAAAAAATTCTTATGATGGCTATGGAGACCGGTGATCAAGCTGGTACTCTTAACGCAATCTTAGAAACATTAAAATCATGTATCAGCGGAGAAGTTGACGAAAAAAAATTAGCAGCTTATGATGTTGAGTACATGTTCTTACAACTTAGATCTAAAAGCGTAGGTGAAACAAGCACTGTTGCACTACCATGCTCTAGTTGTAAAGAGACGACTCCAGTAAAAATTCAACTGGACACTATTGAAGTTAAAAAAGATAATACGGTAGATGAAGTAGTAAAGTTAACTGATAATATTTCTGTTAAAATGAAATACCCTTCATTCCACGATCTATTAGGTGCAGGTATTGATCCTGAAAAAATGAATGAAGTTGATACTATATTTAAGATTCTAACAAGGTGTATTGATGGTGTCATGACAGATGATGAATTTCATCCTGCTCAAGACGAAACAGAAGAAGAACTGCAAGAATTTCTTGAATCATTAAATAGTGAGCAGTTCAGTAATGTAAGAAAGTTTGTTGAGGCTATTCCACAACTTAAAACAAATGTTGAGTTTAAGTGTGAACATTGTGGTATTGAAAACAATCAAGAGATAAGCGGCATAGCAAATTTTTTCTAATAGCCCTTTCTCATGATTCGTTAGTAAATCATTATAAAACGAATTTTCATCTGATGCAGCATCATAACTATAGTCTTGGAGATCTGGAATCAATGATACCGTGGGAAAGGGAGTTATACGTTACTATGCTACAAGAACATCTTAAGGAAGAAAAGGCTCGATATGAGCAGGCTAAAATGAGGGGCAGATAAATGCCAAATCCAAACGCAGGCGTATTCCAAAAAATACGAGAAGAACTCGTAACAGCGAATGAACATCATACAGCTGGTACTCAAGAGATAGTTCAATTAAGAACAACTTTTGAGAAAATGATGGACGTGGAAAAACAAGCTAAACTTGATCAGCTTGAAGCTATGCGTGAAAACACTAAAGAAAGTGTTAGTGGTGCAGGACTTGCAGGTGCTGGTGCTGAAATGGGTGGAACTGTCAAAGAAAAATCCGGTGGACTATTAGGAAAACTTTTAGGTGGTGGCATGATGATTGCAGCTGCTGCAGGTCTTGCAGCAATCGTAGCTGGTATCATGGCGTTTATGACACTTGATGTTGATTCTATCATAGGTAATGTTAAGAAGTTATTTACTATTGGCGATCTTGCCGATGGCATGGGTGATGCTTTTGAAAAGGGTGGCAAGTTTTTCTTGATTATGGCAGGCCTTGGTGCTGGCCTCATGGTCTTTGGTGTAGGTAGTGCTGTTGCTGGTGCATCTGATAAGTTTATAGGTATGGATGTTGATAGCATTAAAAACAATGTTATACAACTATTGTCTATTGGTCCTGAGGTTGAAGCTGGCGGTGGTTCCTTTATTGGTGGAAGTGCTAAGTTCCTATTAGCAATGACAGGCTTAGGTTTAGGTCTTGCTGTATTCGGCGTTGGCTCTGCTATTGCAGGCATGTCTGACAAATTGTTAGATAAATTCAACGGCGATTTTGCAACAAGCATTAAAAATAATGTTTTAACTTTATTGTCTATTGGTCCTGCTATTGCTAAAGATGGAGCCAGCTTTGTAGGAGAAAGTGCTAAGTTCTTATTAGCAATGACTGGTATTGCTTTAGGCCTAGCTGTCTTTGGAGGTGGATCTGCACTAGCTGCTTTGGCTACTGGTTTGGATGATGGTGTTGCAGCTATGACAGGCCAAGGATTTGCTGAAAGTATAAAACAAAGTGTATTCACTCTACTTTCTATTGGTACTGAAATTGAAGCCAAGGGTGGTAGCTTTATAGGAGAGTCTGCTGGTTTCCTATTAGCAATGACTGGATTAGGACTTGGTCTTGTAGCATTCTCTGCTGGCCAAGCGTTTTCTGCTGTTATTGGTTTCTTTACTGGAGACAACAGTCAAAAGGTTAAAGACAGTGTTCTAAAACTATTAAGTATTCAAGATGCTCTTGGAGAAAACCCAAAGGCTGCTGCAGCAAGCTTTAGAGATGCAATGGGTTATATGGGAGATGCATTATCTGGCTTTGCAAAAAGTCAAGCAGATGCTTCATGGTCTTCACTAAAAGATAATATTATGGGATTCTTTGGTGGAGGATCACAAGGACCAATGGATCAGCTTTTGAAGCTCGGTGAAAAACAAGAAGAATTATTTCTAGCTGGCATGGCATTAGATCAGTTAGCTGACGGATTAGAAAGAATATCTAGCCTAAAGCTAGATGGCGATTATATGAGTCTTAATGCTTTTGCAGAGGATATGCTTAAGTCAGTACCTGCAATTGAAACAGCTTTAATGGGTGGTACTGTTGGTGAAGGTTGGGTTTCTTCAGGAACAAAAATCAAAGGCCTTGCTTCTCCTGATATTGACTTCGAAAAGGCTGCAACAAATATTAAATTAATTCAAGCTGCATTAAAAGCAGAGCAGACTGCAAATGCTACAGCATATTCAAACGACGCTCAAGCTACTGCAGCACCTCCTATTATTAATAATATCACAAACAATTATTATTCAGGTGGCGGTAGTAATACTACAATGATTGCACCTAATGCTAGTGCTGTTCAAGATGCTAGGAAAAAATTAACAAGATAAAAGAAAAGGGAGCCGAAGCTCCCTGATCCCCGAACATTCTAGCCTAAGCCGGAATGCCGTTCTCCTTTGTTGTTGCCAACTTTTGTCCGAATCTAATTCAGCGACTAGGCCCACGTGGGGTTGGTATACCTATTCCTCATTAGCGAGCTTAGCGAAGTATGACAACGTATCGTCATCTCCGGTCGACGCACTCATTTGTTCGGCAGTTACTGGTTCTGCCATAGGAGCCGGATCATTCATTTGAATTTCCTGCTTCATGGTAGCTGCACCTTGATCTGCTTCTTCTCCAAGAACACGCATTAGCTTAGCTTTCAAATCACCATAAGACTTGTAATTCTTAGGATCAGTGAAGTCACTTAGATCGTGCATTTGATTATAAATCGCTTCAAGCTTATCATCTTCAGCCAGTTGGCTAGTAGATGAAAACTCAGATTTATCATAGTTACGATAACCTTCTACATTACGAATTTTAAGTTTGAAGTCAGCACCTTCCCACATATCATATGGGTTAACTGGTTCTTCGTCTGCAAAATCTGGTTGCATAACATCCATGATTTTGTCAAAGATTTTTTTACCAAACTGATAAAGAAATACTTTACCCTCATTGTGAGGGTTCGAAGGATCGGATACTACGTAAATGTTTGATACATAGTGAAGTCTGCGCTTTTGGTCACGAGCTTTTTCTTTATCTGCATCATGTCCAGAATTCCATAGGCGACTATTCAATTCGCCAACAGGATCATTCTCACCGATGGAAGTTAAAGATCGTTCGATATACCACAGACCAGTTGGGCCTTTGAAACCATGATCCCAATATCTTACCCAAGGAAGTTCAGTACCTTCGGCTGCAGGTAGAAAACGAATAACGGCATAGCCATTACCACTCTTATCTACTGTAGGCTTCCATTGGCGTTCATCCACATAGCTCTTCTTTTCGGAAGATCCACCTGCGCTTTCTGCTGCTTGGATTAGTTTGGAAATTTGGTCGCGGTTGCGTTTTAGATTGTCAAAAGACATATGTTACCTCGTATTTGCTGAAATATTAACTGTATTATTATACCATATATTTGTACTAATGTACATACTATATATTACTCTAATGCGATTGAATTGCTATCACTTGGCAGAAAGTTAAGAGATTCTGCTTCTGCTTGCAATTTGTTCTTAATGACGGGCGAAATAAATTTCGACACGTCTTCGGGTTCAATACCCTTTACATCACATACATCAAGGATTGCCTCCATGTATGGAATTTCTTTTTCAATGACAGTAGACTCTACCATCTTTGCGAATCTTGCTTTAGTCAAGAACTGTGTTTTTTCTTCTACTACAGTGCCTTCCATTTTACATTCACCTTTCCATCTCTTCTATCAGACACCCATTCATGCTTTTCGCTAATAGGTTCATAATGATCAAATACATGAAATGCAATCCTATGACGATTGTGTTGTGGATTGTTCAGTATTTCTTTGAATTGTTTTAATGTCTTAAACCCTTTACGTTTAATAATGGTTTCAAACTCTAAGTCATTGATCTGATATTTTTTACGAACAATAACTTGATGAGTTTCTTTTTTCATAACAGTAATCATTTAAGAACTCTTAATATAATTGTATCTCCGTTAATCCTACCATTTGGAATACGAGACTTTGTAGTAAGCTCGCTCCACGCCTTATCAATTTGTTTTTCAGACTTAGTCAAAACAATTGGTAGGAACTCATTAGGTTTACGCAACGAGTTCTGTATAGATTGCTCAAGGTTTATATTCTTGAGAGTACTACCAGAGACCATGAGTCCTGTTTCACTCACGTACTTGGTAATGGTTTTATACTTGGTATTGAACACGAATGCACACAGCGCACCGACTAACATTGCTGGCGCAATAGAAGAGATCTTATATTCATTATCTTCTTTCTTATATTTAAGCCTGCTGATTTGCTTATCAAGTGATGGTGCCTTCTTCATCTTTACAGTACGTGTAGCTTTTGTAGAAGCTTTTAACTTTTCAAGATCACCTAGCATTTTTTCACATTCGTCCATACGCCTTTTAAGCTCTGGTCTATTAAGATGTGAATAACCTTCTACAGCTTGTTCACAACGCTTGTGGTAAGCATCACTATAATCAAGTAACCAACCTTCTAGAAGAGAAGCAACTGGCTTTGTGGCAGAACCACCAAGACCATGGAACTTCATACGAAGGTATACATCAAGA